CGAGGCAGCGCTGGACATCGCCGTCAGCAAGGAGCGAACCCTTGCCGTCGCCAAACAGCTGGGCATCGCCGTGCCGAGAAGCATTCGGGTGAAGGACCACTCCGATCTGCGCGCGGCATTGACCGACCTTGGCTGTCCGGCCGTCATCAAACCCATACGCTCCTGGGGTGCTTCGCACGGCCTTGGCACTCGCATCGGCGCTGATGCTGTCGTGAGTCTCGCCGACGCGAGCCAGGCTCTAGAGAAAATTCAGGCCGCCGGACTTCGCGCGACCGAGCGCGGGCTGATCGTGCCGACCATCAAGGGCGCGGACGCGCTGGCCCTGGCGGTCCGGTTGCTCCCGTCGCGCCCGTGGCACCTGTTGGGCCTGTGATGTTTGTTTCAAGCGTCCAGGTTCCGGCAATGAGTTCCCAAACGTCTCCATTCGCGCCGTTCAGGTAAAGATCGCCGTTGAGCTGCCCGAAGATTGTTCCCGGCGGTCCGGAGCCCACATACCAAAGCGAGCCGCGCGTCCCTGTAGCGCCAGTTGCGCCCGTAGGCCCGGGAGGTCCCGGCGGTCCGGGAGGTCCAGTGCTGGCATTCGCGAGCACGAATGCACACGTCGCAATTTGATTCGTATTCGTTCCGAGGCCGGCCGTAGGAGCTGTAGGAACCCCTGAAAGCGCGGGACTGACGACCAGGCCGGTGATGTGAACGCCGCCCGGCGCGAGGATGTTCACGGCCCCGCCCGACGTCAATTCAATGAAAGCGGTTCCATCCTTGGTTCTGAATTGCGCCGTGGTCGAGGAAATCCCGGGGATCACTTCGGGCAAACTGCGCGGGCCGGGAATGCAAAAGCCGTCGCCGATGTCATGCAACCGAAGTTCGGGCTGAGTGTTTTGGTAGCCGCCGTTTTGCCACCACGCATCGATGCAGCGGGCCGCGAAAATGACGAGCACTTCATCGCCCTGGGCAAGCGGAAGCGTCAGCGCGAAACCGCCGCCCACGGGAAACACGATCGGAACGAAGATTAAAAGCGGAGGGTCGATCCAGATCTGCACGCCCTTGATGTTCGTGTAGAGTCCGCGGATCGCGGGCTTCACCGTGCAAACCATTTTCGTGAAATCTACGCTGTCGACGATTCCGGGCAGGGATGTCCACAATTCGGAAAGCTCGCCTTGGATGGCGGTGCGAAGCGCATCGATGCGATCGCCTACGCGCTCGCGCTGGTCGATAAAGCACCCCTCATCATTGCGGCCCCGTCCCGCCAGGAATGCCGTAGGGCGCAACCGAATCCGCTTGCGGAGAAGACTTGTCGATCAAGAGGCAAATAATTCTCGTCGTCCAGTTTGACTCGCGCGTGTCTCCGGAATGCTCGACGACCACGGGACGGTAGAGGCCATCGGTTGAAGAGTCCACGGTCGCGATCAAATTGAAATCGGTGTAGCCGGGGAAAAATTGCTGCTTCACCGTGGCGCTCGTGATGTCCGCATTGTTCAGGCGCACGGGACGGCCGACGCGCATCAGCGGATTCAAAAGACACTCTAGGACAATCCCCTGCTCGGTGGCCTCCGGAACGCCAATCATGCCCGTGGCGCTGTTGATGACGATCGGATCGTCGGAGAGGTAGCTGTCCAGGGGAATGAGGACGACGACTCCATTTTGAATTGACCAGCGAGATCTTACCGTCGTGGCCAGGTCGCGCATGTAGGAGCGCGAGAGCCCGTACATGACTTTGCCGCGCGGAAGAATCCCACCGTGCGAATCGAGAAAGTCGGACGCCGCCGGGTCGAGAGTGATCGCTTGTTTCTTCGCGGTCGAGTCGATCGAAAGCTGCGCCTGGGTCTCCGCATCGTTCAGGGTGTTCACAAGATTGCTCAAAATTGTGGAAGGCGCACCTGGGGCGAGCGTGGCATTCACGAGGGCGAAGTTGTAGGCGGGATCGCTGTCGGCCGCGTAGATGTCGAGAAAGGAATCGACGTTGCGCTCCTTGCCGCGCCGGTACTGCTTCACCGTGCCGCGAAAGATTTCTCCGACGTTGCCGGTGTAGCCCGCTTGGATGACGACGTTCGAGTATTCCTGGATCGCCAGGTCAACCGTTTGTTTCGAGAGATTGTAAACGCGAATGACCGCCGTGTTCGGCGTCTCCACGTCCGCAGCCGTAATCTCGAAATTAAATCGCAGGTCGGAAAGATCGAGGCCCTTGCCGGTTTGGTCGAAAAGCAAGAGGGTTGCTACGCGGCCGAATTGCTGAATCCCCGCCGAGCTGCTCATGGATTCGTCACCTGAAAATAAAGATGGCCGGTGTCTCCTAGATTTTTGAAGGTGGGCACGGAGTTCGGCGCGTTATCGGTTTGCACGATGAGGCTGCCGCCAAAATTCAAGTAGCCGAATTGCTCGAGTAGGTCCGCTCCCGTGACAAGCGGAATTCCCTGCAAGATGGGCACACCATTCGTGTCGGCAATGTCCATCACCCAGGACCCGTTCGCCTGATTCCAGACGACGCGGAGCTGGTAGGGAACGCCGGCGAGAACGATCGAAAGCGTCTGCGGCGATGCGATCAGCGGAATTTCAAAAGTGGTTACGCTCATGGCGGTAGTGGCGGAATCCTCGGATTGATGGCGGCGTTAAAGTTCGGCGCGTTCTGGAGCGTGCGCCCGCCTTGGCTCACGATCGGAGAGGTTTTATCCGGAACAGCCTGAAGCGTTCCGATCTGCAGGTTCACCTGTTGCGTCGTGGCGATTAAGATTTCCTGCATCGCTAAACGAACCAGTAAAATATTTTCAGTTTCTTTTTCTGTCCGGAGGGCGATCCCCTGAATCAGCATGTTGGTATAGATTCGCTTGCCGGTGTAGACCGTGCAAAGCGTGCGCGAAGTTTGGAGGCCCAGGAGTTGCTGATACAGGCCCTTCAGAAAAGCCGGATCGTTTCCCGTGTTTTGCTGGCTCCCGCCAGCCCAGCCGTATTCCAGTTCGAGCCGCGCGGGAAGTTTGTAGGCGTGGTCGGAGATGGTCGCGCCCGCCTCGACGGGCTGCTCGGTGATGACGAGCTGATCGTCGCCGTGCTCCTCGAGGACGGCATCGGCGGTAATCGTGGCGACGCCGGCACTCGACACGACCGTGCCATTCACGATCGATCCCTGGCCAGAGGTTTCAAAGATCATCTGGCGAAGCGGCTTGATGTAGACGGGTTGGGGTCCAGTTAGGCTCATGGCTCTCTATTTGGCACTCTGTTTGTCACGGTTCGTTGCCGAGCAAGTCGTGTATGTACTTGTATATACAGATTCGCCGGGCGATTTCGTTTCCCGAAAATGTCCCGCTCTTTGACGCCTATTCTCCGATGGATCCATCCTGCATGGTCCGCGCGTCGATTTCGTCGCGGAATTCATGTATGGCATACGGGTCTTCACCTGGGCCATGCAGGGGCGCGAAGGGCCGCGTGCCATCGACCTTGAACCACTCGCCGAGTTCGTGATCTTCGACTTTACGGCACATCTCGAAAATCCAGCGCCGCCAGCTCTTCTCGTTATAGGTCGCCATGGGAGCCGGAAAGAAGTGGCGCACGGAAAGCGGCCGTCCAGTGTAGGAGTCTTTGCCCGCGACGGTGATCGTCATGCGTAACGCGCCGTCCTCGTTGACCGATTCAAAATCCCATCCTGGTTTGCACTTCACCTTCCCGATGAGAGCAATTAAAATTTCGTGCGTGTTTTCGCTCATAAGAGAGAGTCGATACCTCAGCTCTGGAATATAAACTTTGCCAGCTACTTCCCTCATGTCACCTTCGCCGCCATGTCACGAACAATGTCGCCGTTCACGCTGCGCTGATGCTGCGCGACAAGATTCGCGGTCGCGCGGGGATCGTCGCCCTGGACGTGGATCGTGGTCGACTGGCTCATGGTCACGTCCGGCTTCGTGAAGAGCGCCTTTTCCCCGAGGCGCCGGTTCATCATTCCCTTGGATTGCTTACCTCCCGCTTTTCCCCACTTCAGGAAATCATCTGCCGCGCCCGCGAAGTTTCCGGAGTTCACGTCCTTCAGGACCGACGAGTGCGCGAAGGCTCCCGAGCCCACGTTGTAGGCGAAATCGGTTAGAGCCGCGAGCTGGTTTTTATTGAGCGTTACATGGACGAGCCGCTGGACCGCTTTCGAGGCTGTGGCCACGTCGCGCGCGAGCAGGTTGGTCGCCTGGTCGTCCGTGACGCCTCCGGAGAAATCTTCCCCGGGCAAAACCTTGTGACCGTAGCCGATCGTTAGGTGCCCGGCAATGTCGCGGTAGAGCTTCTTCGACTTCCCTTCGAGCCCTCCGACGAGGCCCATGATCCCGGAGCCAACGGAGCTGGCCGCGCCTGCGATTTTATCTCGATAATGGTAGGCCAGCCATCCAACCGCGATCGCGGCGACTGCAGCCACAATCGCCAAACTTCCAGCGGTTCCCCCTACCAGCGCGAGGATACCGCCGCCAGCCGCCTCTCCCGCCGCAGCAACCCCCCCGCCAGCCGCCGCCGCTGCCCCGCCGCCGCCGAAGAGCCCTCCGATCGCGCTCAGGATCTTCGTGCCTCCCCAAATCGACCCGAGGACAGTCGATAGACCCGCGAACATAGTCGAGAGCCCATGGGTCGCCTGGTGCATCTTCAGCATGATTTCAAGGGCGCGTTGAAGGTGATGCACGAGCCATTCGGCTGCCGGGAGGAGCTGTCCACCGAAAGCGATCGCGAGCAGCTCGGCCGTGGCGAGGAGCTGGCGCACATCGTTCATAAACTGGTGGAAGGCTTCGCTCTGTTTATCGACATCGATCCCGCCCATGAGGCCGAGCCGCTGAAATTGTTGCTGCGCTTTTATCAGCTCGGGCAAATGCTTCTCGTACATGAAGAGCGTTTGCTCGTCGATGCCGAACTGCGAGGCAATTTGGGTCGCAATTGCGTGGCCAAATGGCCCCTGGTCGGACATTCCTTTCAGCTTGGTGATGAGCTGAATGAAATCTTTTGTGTTGTCACCAGTTTGTTTCAGGCCGAGGCTTTTGTAGAAGAGGCCCAACCCCGGGTTCGTGCGGATCGCGGTCGCGAGGCCTGTGATGCCGGCCGTCGCGGCTTCCGCTCCAATGCCGATTTGTTCCGCGGCATATCGCAGGCCCATCAAACTGCCGACGGTGGTCCCCGCGCGTTGCGCCGCGAAGTACAGCTTCTCCATCTCCGAAGCGGTTTTCAGGAGGAACGTGGACAGAGCGCCGCCCGCGACAATCGAAATCTTGCCGAGGCCCTCGACCATTTTGGTGATCGAGCCGAGTTTGTTCTGATAATTTTTGTAGGATTGCTCGTCAACGTCGTAGCGAATCTTGACGAGATATTCTTTGAGGACGTTGGAACTCGCCACGGTTATTTTGCTCCCGATTCGCTTTTGATGATGCGAGACTCGTTCTCGTACTTCACATCGAGCGCGTCATTCAGCACGGCGATGTCGACAAGACTCAGCGTACCATCGAGTAGCGATTCGTATTTGCACAAACCTTCGAGCACGGGCCGTAAAAGCCATTCCTCCTCGAATTCGACGAGAGCTACTTTGGGGGAGCTGGCGGCGCTGATGTATTGGGTTGGTCGGAATAAAAAAAATCCCCGAGGTTCTCCCGAATGACAGCGAAGGTGAGGCCCAGCATGGCGATCATGTCTAGGTCTTGAAACATGAGATTGCCGCCGCGCATGAGCGGGGCCCAGGCCGGTCCTTGTGCGCGATCGCAAACCGCCAGGCACGTGTCGATTATGTAATCGGAGTTTTCGTCCGTGATTCTGGAGAAGGAATCCGCCAAGGGCTCGGAGATTTTCTCGAGGAATTTCTGAGCGTCTTCCGGAGATGGGTTTTCCGGATTCGCTCCTTGCGGAATGTCCTTTGCGGCTTTGATGAGTTCGGAGAGAACGGGCATGAGGCGCCGCGCGACGTTCCACTGCTTTTTCCCGTTCAGCCGCCCGACGCGGTACTTGTTTCCGTTCAGCTCGATTTCGCTCACGGGGTCTTATACCACGATCTGAGGTTTTGAAACAGTGCGCTGCACTTGCAGCTTGTGCTACAGTTGCTTTACAAGTGAAGTGTGTTGGCGTCGAGGAATGCAGTGATGTGTACTGAATCGTTCCGCAATGACGTCGAGGAATGAAGTCAGGTTTGGGAGAGGGGGCAAAGGCCCCCTCCCAAACTCATACCACCAAGAAGACGCCCGTACCAAGGATGACGTCTACTTCAGAAACATTAAAATCCCATTCGAGCATTCCCGCTTCTTTTGCAAAATCGTTGCGCGGGAATTTGGTGAAGGCGCATCCGGCAAGATTGTAGCCGTCGCCGGAGACGGGATTCGAGAGCGCGATATTGTTCTTGCCGTGGAAGAGCGAGCTGACGGTCTGAAAGTTATACATTTGCTCGAGAAATGCGTTCACGGGCGAAGTTTTCAAGAGTCGAATGAGGGCCTTCCCCGCCTTCGATGCGTTGAGCGAGTGCATCGCGGAGAAACTTATTTTCCACCGGAAGTGGCCCAGACTTTTTTCAATCAATTTGTCTTGAGAGGAGGCATGCCTCAGGACTCGACAACCAAGCGCATTTCCGCCCGAGAGCGTCAGGTCTTGCATTTGATC